CAGTTGGTTACTCACTAGCAGGATTGCTAGGTTCTGTCGCAACGACAGGAGCTTCTGCACCATTCACACACACAATCTCATTGAAAAACAGCGCAGTTGCAGCAGCAGATGACCAGCCAATCTCATACACATTGACTGACTTCTACGCAGCAGCAGTACGCGCATACCCGGGCTGCCAGTTCTCAGATTTCTCATTGAAGTTCAGCGCAGACGGATTGCTCCAGTACGACACAAAGACAACAGGCTTCGCGTCAGCGTCAGCAGCAACACCGACACCATCATTCTCAACTATCTTGCCTACTCCAGTTTGGCAAGGAACAGTAAGCATTGGCGGCGCTACCGTCTCAACATCAATGGACGGAAGCATTGAAATGAAGCGCGCTGTGACACCTGTTTACGGTATCTCACAAACGCAAAACCCTTTCAGCGTGTTCCTCGGTCCACTAGAGACAACAGGAAAAATCACCTTCATCATGGAGGACAACACAGAATTAACTCGCTACTTGTCTAATACGCAACCGGCGATTGTTCTCAACTGGGCATACGGCACAGGAGCAGCAGCAGTTCAGATTCAAGCAACAATCACAAAGGGTGCTTACACAGCAGCGGTGATTGAGCGCGGTCAAGACTTCGTGCAGGTTTCTGTGGACATCAACGCACAGGGAAATACAACTGACGCCGGTTCAACAGCCGGTTTCAGCAACATTAAGTGGGTACTCCAGAACGCAAAGCCTTCCGGCACCTACGCATAACAGTTCCAAGCATCGGGGTGTAAGGTTGATTGCGAACGCCTTCCCGCAATCCCTCACCCCGATGCTCTATCTAGTACGATTACAGGAAGGCAAACAAACATGGAGGCAAAAATGTCAAAGAAAATAACACTACCAACCGGCGCAACAGTAACTCTCAAAGACCCTTCAACCCTGCGAGTTAAAGACCGCAAGAAGGTAATGAGAACAGCAGACACAGCCGAAGGCGGAGACCTATCAAAGGCATTAGCACTTGGCGACGCACTACTGGCAATGCTGATTGAGGATTGGTCATTCGATTTGCTTATCCCTTCAATTAAATTGGAGACGCTAGACGAATTGGAAATGAGAGATTACGACTACTTGGTGGAGCAGACAAAAGACGCACAAAAGGAATTGTTCCCAACTCTCACAGCTTCGGAACAAAACGAGTCAGACCCAAAAGCGCCTATCGCCAACTCCAACGGCTAAAATGGTTGCTTGAAGGCGGACACCGGCACGACGATTTTGAATACCCTGACCAGCAATGGTTCTACTTTACAATGGCAGATAGGTTTGGTTGGACACCAAGCCAAGTAGATGAGTTACCAGCCAATTTGGCTGACTGGCTCGTGGCCATTGCAGCAACGGTGGAGGAAGTAAAAGCAGAGAGGTTGTAATAATGGCAGCAGTCATCATACGCAACCTTTCTGATGTGCTTGCCGGGCTAGAAGTTCAAGAGGACAGATTAGAAAACGCAGCGCAAACAGCAATCGCTACGGCCGGTTTCGAAATTCAACGTCAAGCACAAAAGAATGCAAACACAGGAAGTCACCCAAGAGGGCAACGACACATTCCCGGAACCGGTCCGGGTCCAAACGTAGTCACAGGTACTTTACGCCGGTCAATTAGAACCGATGTGAAATACGGATTTGGCAATTACATCGCGGTTGTCGGAGCAGACACAGAGTATGCTAGGGCTGTGGAATTAGGTTCACCGCGTTGGAAGAGTGGAGTAAAATACCCTTATCTAGCACCGGCTGCTACCGACCTGATTATCAGCGGCAAGTTAAACCGGGTGTTCACAGCAGCATTCATTAAGGCAGTAAGGGGATAGCATGAGCAACGCAATCCCACCAATCCTCGTACAAATTGCAGCAGATGTATCTCAATTAAAAGCCGGGTTAGCACAGGCCGAAGCAAGCATTAAGGGCATGAACAGCACCGTCGCTACGGCGGATACCGGCATGCAAAAGATGCTAGGTACCGCCAAAACAATGGCGGCTACTTTAGGTGTGGCCTTCGCAACGACGCAGATTGTGCAGTTCGGTAGAGAGACAATCATGGCTGCTTCAAACATGGCGGAAGCAGCTTCTAAAGTCGGCGTCGTGTTTGGAGAAAACGCTCAAACAGTTTTAGATTTCGGCGCAAATGCATCAAGTTCAATAGGACTATCCGAACGAGCAGCACTCGCAGCAGCGGGAACATACGGCAATTTATTTCAAGCGCTAGGCGTAGCAAGAGGCACAGCGACAGAGATGTCCACGAGCCTAGTGGCCTTAGCGTCAGACTTGGCTTCATTTAACGACACAAATGTAGATGACGCGTTAAACGCATTACGCTCAGGTTTATCAGGCGAGACTGAACCGTTAAAGCGATTCGGTGTGGCGCTCAATGAAGTAACCCTAAAAAACAAAGCATTTGAGATGGGCTTCGGCAACATCAAGGGCGTCATGGATCCAGCAATCAAAGCGCAAGTAACTTACGCATTGGTAATGGAACAAACAAAGATGGCGCAGGGCGATTTTGCGAGAACGCAAGAAGGCACAGCAAACACAATGAGAGAACTCACCGCTAAATTTGATGAGGCAAAAGTAGCAATCGGTGAAGCGCTAATGCCAGCGTTCAGAGCGATTCTCACTATCTTAAAAATACTAATTCCTGTACTCACAGCAATAGGCAAGTTCTTCAAAGAAAATTCAGACGCATTAAAAATGCTCGCCATCATTGTAGGAACAGCGGCTGCCGCCTTCTACGCTTACAGAGCAGCGTTAGTCGTAGTCAACGTCACTCAACAATTATTTATCGTGGTACAGACGCTTATGCGAGGTGCAACCCTTGCTTCGATTGCTTCAACCAACGGTTTAGCAGCTTCAATGCTCAAACTTAACGCTGTCATGCGCGCAAACCCGATTGGCCTAATCGTGACGGCGATTGCATTAGTAGCAGCAGGGTTCGTAATGGCTTGGAAGAAATCCGAGACATTCAGAGAAGTTGTAATCAAGGGCGTTCAAATCATTCTTAATTGGTGGGCACTCCTTATCGAAGGCGTAGGCAAACTCATTGGTCTGTTTGCTAAATTACCCGGACAGGGTTGGGCTAAGGGAATTGCGCAAGGCGCGCAAGACGCAGCAGACAAAATCAGAATTACAAGTAAAAACCTTTCTGACTTAAAATCAAATTTCAAGGGCATGGGCAACGTATCCATGACTACTGGAACTGCCGGCGTCAGCGGTGGCGGTACAACAGTTACTTCCAGCACCGTAAACTCAGGAGCATTAAAAGCAGCAGAAGATGCTGCGAAAAAACAACTAAAGATTCAAGAGAAGGCTGCAAAAGACCTTAAAGACCTCCGAGAAAAATTAGCCGAGATACAAAAGAATTTCGAAGAAGATGTATCTGAGGCGCATAAGCGTGAATTAAAATCTCGACTCGAAGCGCAAAAGCAATTTAACAACAGACTAAAAGACCTTAACGAAGGCTACGCCGAGCAACAAATAGAGATTGAGGAAAACCACAGCAAGCGTCTAGTAGAGATTGACAGCGATTACGCAGACTCAGTTCTTGAAATCAAAGCAAACTTTGCTGAGAAAATGCGGCAAATCGTTCAAGACAATGACACCGCAATAGAAGACATCACCGCAAACCATTTCCAAAAGATTTCAGACATACAAGCTTCATACGCGGAGAAGTTAGAGGCCATTGTCCAAAAGTCTATTTCCCGACTTACTGACGCATTTGCGAACGCAACAAAAACAGATGTAGGCAAACTATTCAGCGACCTAGAAAAATCAGGCGACACATCAGGCGAAGCGTTGGTCGCCAAGATGAAGGAACACCTAACATCAATTAAGAAGTTAGCAGAAAACGCTTCGGCATTAGCAGGAGCAGGGTTCTCTCAGACTTTCATTGAACAAGTCATGGCAATGGGTCCTGACGCCGGCAATAAAATGGCGGAAGCATTACTCAAAGGTTCTCCAGCGACAAACCAAGAAATGCAAGACCTGTTTGGCGAGTTAGAAAATGTATCTAACAATGGCGTAACCGACCTAGCAAAGAGCATGAGCGCCGGAGGCAAACTAGCCACGCAAGCACTCATGCAAGAATACGCAAAGACACAAAGAGATTTGGGCGAAGCCTTAGCAAAACAAAACAACTTGTACCAAATGGCATTAGCAGACCAAGCGAAAAAATTCAAAGAAGCATTAGAAAAAACAAATGCCGAGTTAGCAAAGGCGCTCGAAGAAGCAGACAAGAAGTTGAAGGAACAGACTGCCGCACAAAACGAAGCTTATACAAAGACATTGGGTGACGCTCAAAAGAGTTACGACGAGGCTGTCGCTAACGCTGCTAGAACAAGAGACGAAGCATTTGCTAACGCTCAGGAACAACTTGTCGAGGACATAGCGCGGTCGGAAAAAACAATGCTCGACGCACTTACAAGATTAAGAAAAGCGTTCGAAGATAAATTAGCACCTGTCAAAGCAGTCGTTAGCGGAATTGGTGCTGAAATTGCAGGACTCGGCGGCGCGATTGAAGCGTTGCTCGCGCGTCTCGCGTCTGCGCAAAATGCGTACAACAAGAAGGCTGCGGATAACGCGCAGGGTATCTTGGGTGGTGGCACAAAGCCGCCTGCCAGTTCCCCGGACGACGCGCGAAATGGCAATACAAACAATCTAAACTTGAACATCAATGCCAACACCGACGCAAGCCCTGAAAGCATTGCTAACTCAGCGCTCAACGCGATACGATTCGGCTTACCGTTGGGACTTCTATAATGACTGTAACGACATTAAACAATTACTCATTCGCCTTCAATGATTTCGTCTTCGGCGGCGCAGCTTCTCCCTATCAGATTACAGGCGTAGACGGATTAGAGATGCTGCCGGACTTACGTGTCCAAGACACAGACCGTGGATACCTCGACGGCATGTTCTCGGGCAGAGATTTCCTAGCAGGGCGATACATCACAATCCAAATGTTGATTACAGGAGACGGAACAAACAGCGCGCAGACGAATTACAACTTGTTACAGGCCGCACTCCTACCGCAGCAATCCGGAACAACACCGCTGCAATTTCAACTTTCAGCGGCAGGCACTTTACAGCGCGTAAATGCACGCGTACGCAAGAGCCGGACATTGATTGACCCGGATTACACATACGGCTTAATTAGGGCGCAGTACGAATTCTTTTGCCCTGACCCGAACTACTACGACGACACGCTGCAATCGGCTCTAATGACCCCTACGGACGCTCTAGGACGTACTTACAACCGAGTGTATGACTTGACTTTCGGTGGCGGTTCTCAGACCGGAACAGCAAGCATTGTAAACAGCGGTTGGGCAACAACTTATCCAACAATCACGGTAGATGGTCCAGTTACCAACCTTGTTTTAGGCAACTTAACCACAAACGATTTCCTCTACTTCTCAACAACAATGGGAGCAGCCGATGTATTAGTTGTGGACTTGTACGCGAGGACAATTACACTCAACGGAAACCCGGCGCGAAACTTGTTAAAAGGCGGGTCTGCTTGGTTCGCAGCGGAACCGGGACTCAATTCATTCTACTTTACGGGACAAGCGGTGGTGTCAGGCACTACAATGGCAACAGTCACTTGGCGTAATGCGTACATTTAAGGAGAACAAATGACATTAAGAACCCCGCCGAGTTGGCAACAGCAGTCCTCTCACCCGGCCGAAAATGACCGATTAACAACACAGGCATTATGGTCATCAACAGGCGTAGCCCGGGCAGGCGACCTCAAAGTCACACAAAGTCCAACACCGGGAATGAGCGCAGTAGTAGCAGCAGGCTGGGGTATTATCCTCGGCGACTACCAAGCAAACATGGGTACTTACGTCGCTTACAATGACGCAGATTTAACAGTAACTCTCACAGGCGCAAACCCTACAAACCCGCG